GACAGCGAGATCCCAGGCGGAATCCCACGCGGTCACGCGGGCCGGGCCGCTGGTGCCGTCCGGCCACCGAATCGTGATCGCGTCCCGGTTGCCGCGGCAGACGTGCCAGGCGGTGAGCACCTTCGCCCGGCCGTCCCTGGCCTCGACGAGCACGCCGCTGCCGCAGTCGCGGGACGGGCCTGCCCCGCACTCGATCCGGCAGACGGCGGGCCGGTGGGCGGGGGCGGCGGCCGCGGCCGGGGCCGGGGGCGCCGGCTGGTCGTGCAGCTCGCCGGCACCATCGCACACCGGGCAGGCAAACCGCACCGGGCCGGGGCCGACGACGCGGTCGCCGTGGCAGTTCGAGCAGGGGGCGGCCGCGGCGGTCGCGCAGAACAAGGCGAAAAACAGCGAGAGGAAAGGGGGTTTCATGGGTTTCACCCGGCGGGCCGGCTCCAGTCATCGGGGAGAGTCACGGACGCCACGGCGAACGATCCCTGCCACGCGGACTTGGCGGTCCGCTCGGAGTCGTAGCGCACGACGTCATAGGAGTCGGGATAGGCCATGAGCCGCTGGTCGGGCATCCACCGCGCCCACGGCACTGCGTGCCCATTGCGGCCCACGCTCACGACGTAGCCGTGGAGCACGAGGCACACGGCCTGCTCGTAGGACTCCGGGAAGATCACTTCGAGCGGGCGGAAGTGCCGGGCCGTCTCCTCCCACCCAGCCGGGAACCGCGAGACCGGCGTCCACGGCCCGCGCGACTGGTTGAATCCGCCCTTGCCGGCCGTCCCCGGCATCGCGTGCTTGAACTGGTAGTCGTAGGGCTGCACCGTCTCGGGGAGCATCCCGCGACGGACAGCGATCTCCAGAACGCGGCGGACGTTCGCCCCGCCCCACTGCCGCGGGTTGGCCTCGGCGTAGACCGACAGCGGCGACAGCCAGACGGAGCCGAAGTCGCGCGACTCGGGGTAGCGGTAGTCCACCCGTGGCCCGCCGTAGTTCACGCCCCGCGCCCGGTTGCGGGCGGCCTCGACGTTGGCCCGCAGACTGTGACAGGTGCATTCGTGGGTCGGATTCTGGTTCGTGAACCGGTCGAGGTAATTCAGCCCCCACGATCCGGCCGCGTCGTTCTCGCGGGCCTTCTCGACCCACTCGCGCGGCTCGATCCACAGGGCCTCCGGGAACTCCCGCGAGGCGTCGCCGCAGGCGTCGCGCAGGGCGTCGGGCGTGTCCTCGATCGCGAGGCTCGCCGGGTAGCCGTCGTGCTCGGCCGGGAAGACGTCGATCAGGCTCGGGTCGATGGTCACGGCACGGCCTCCATCACCGCCGCCTCGCTCGCGGGCTGCGGCGTCACCCGGAGCACCGTCCGGCCGGCGAGGGCGACGACCGCCGGAAGCCCCGCTTTGCGGGCCGCATCCAGGGCGGAGCGATACTGCTCCGGCACGTCGCCGTCGCCGTCGGTCGTGTCGTCCTCGAGGAGCGTCGCGACAACCTTCCGCTCACGGTTGAGCCGGTTGACCGCGACGGCCACGAACGGCGGCACGCCGCCGGCGTCCTTCTCGTAGACGTAGACCGCCGCCGTGGCGGACCCGCTCGTGTCCACGCGGCCCCACTCGACGCGCGGCAGCGTCAGCAGGAGCAGCCCGGCGGCGATGAAGGCGAGCGGCCTCACGACTTCGGGGCCTCCGGCTTCAGCAGCTCGTGGGTGAGCTGCTCGCACACGGCCACGGCATCGGTGTGCCCCTTGTCGCGGAGCCGGGCCGCGAGGTCGATCACCAGGCGGAGGTCGTCCACCGGCGTTCGGGTCCGCCGGCCAAGCCGGCCGCGGAGCTGCTGCACACCCACCACCACGCCGTAGCCGACGAGGCCGACGGCGATCACGATCTGGGCCAGGGTCACGTAGTTCACTGGATCTGCTCCATGTCGGCGGCCTTGTCGGCGATCCACCCGGCCAGGGCCGCACCCTCCGGGGTCTTCAGCACGGCCGCCAGGTGGCGGGCCAGTTCGTCGTCGATGCGGTTGCCGGTCCGGCTCGCGAGCCACTCCAGGGCGTCCGCGATGACCTCGGCCCGCTGCCGGTCGTCGGTGGCCGCCGACAGCCGCCGGCCGTAGCCGAGCAGCGGAGCCCATTCCACGAGCAGCCGGACGTTGTCGAGCATCAGGCCCTCACGAGCGAGAGGACCTGTTCCACCGCACCGGCCGCGATGGCCACAACGAGCGATCGAACCGCGGGCCGGGCGAGCATCCACACCGGCCAGAGGACAGTGGGAACGGCCTTGTCGGCGACGGCGTCGAAGAGGTCTGCCACAGCGACCAGTACGGCGGCCTTCTTCGCCTCGCCACTCATGTCCTTGACGTCTTCGTAGCTCTCGACCAGCAACCGCACGAGGGCCAGTGCCAACTCGCCGAACTCCCGCCACGTAAGGCCGTCCGCAGCCGCGGACTGGGCGGCATAGATGAAGGCAGCCGCCCGGGCGATCGGCCCGGAGGCGGGCAGGTGCGAGGCGACGGCGACGGGGGCATCGGAAACGCTCATTTGATCAGTCCCTTTTCGTGCAGTTCCTTGGCCTGGGCGGGCGTGCAAAACGGCACGAGCGCCTTCGATGGATCACCGCCTGCCCCGGCCAGCGTGAGGGAGAGGTAGTAGTAGAAGTCCCGGTCCACGCCCTTCTTGCTCGTGATCGTCCCGACGCCGGCCCTTCGAAGCGGCTGGTAGTGGACGTGCTGGCTCGTCTCCCCGGCCGGGGCCATCGCCTCCCGGCCGTTGGCCGTGCGGCGGAACATCGACTCCTCGATTCGTCCGCTCACAGCCACGCTCCTCGGTTCCGTTTCATTGTACGCCTGTCCAGATATGGCCTCGGGTGCGGAACACCCCGGGAATCAGGGGGTGGTGGATCACTCGCTCGCGAGAATCGCGGCGACGTTCGCGCGGGTCTGGTCAGGCGTGCCGGTGTTGTCGATCACGCGATCGACCATGCCGGGCGACAAGCCGGCTTCGCTGACGTGCGGCGATACCTCTGCGGTCGGCCCTCGATCCACACCCCAGACCTCGCCGCCCATCTCCTGCACCATCCGCGCCTCGTTGTCGAATCGGACGTCGGCGATCACGACCGCTGCCGCACCGCTTGCGGCAAGTTCCTCAATCCGACGCCTCGCGATCCGCAGCCAAATGTCCTCGTCCACCAGCGTCCGCCCCCAATCCGTGCCGAGGGTCTGAAGCAGCTGACGCGGAGACTTTCCCAGCCAGTCGATCGGCTTTTCCTTGGTCGCCCGCTGCCGCAGCACGGTGTCCGGGATGCCGAGAATCGCCGACAGGGCCGCGTAGATCGGGTCGGCCAGTTGGATCACGACCGCGTCCGGCACCATGCTGGCCACGAGGTTCTTGCCGCAGCCGGCCGGACCGGTGAGGCCGATGAGCCGCGTCCCGAGCGTCTTCATTTCCCAGCCGGGAGGCGTCACCATTTCCGACCTGATCGGCTGGGCCTCGCCGCGGATCCTCGCCATCATCTCCTCGCGGCGGACCTTGATCGCCGCCCATGCCGCATCCAGCTGATCCGGGCTCATCGTGGCCCCGATCCTCTCCACCTTGAACTCCGCGTGTGCGGTGGGCGTGGCCGGCTTGATCTCCAAATGCTTGATCCTGTCCAGGAACTCCGGCGGCAGGTCGAGGGCTTCGCGGGCTACCGGCACCGCCGCGGCAGTGGCCTGCGAGGAAGCCTCCATCGTGCGGGCCTTCGCCACGAACGGACTGCCCTCGCACCCCTCGCAGCCAGCCGACCACACGTCGGAGAGCACCGCGGCGGCCGCAGCCTCGGCCGGCTTGCAGCCCGCCAGCGGGTGCGGCTTGTAGCCGTCGAGCTTCGGGTCGCCGGCAGGAGTCGCCGCCATGCGGGCCGCCACGGCTTCGCGGATCGTCCGGTTGCGTTCGTCGATGCTTTGCACTGCCTGCTCCTTCATGTTGTCATCTTCGGTCCGGCCACGTGCATCGCGGTGAGCCCGCCGGCCGCGTCGTACACGAACAATTCCATGGCTTGCCGGTTGCCGACGAACCCTTCGACAGCGTGGTAGTCGTCGGGCGGACACAGGGCCGGGGCCACCCGCACGAGCACGCCGTCATAGGTCTCGATCGGCCGCGACCACTCGGCCGCCTGGTGGTGCAGGTGACCGGTATGGATCTCGCGGTACGGGCAGCGTGCCCACTCGCGGGCCGCCTCGATCGCCATGAGTTGCGGGAGTTTCCGCTTGGCTTTGTTGCCGTGGCAGAAGCCGAGCAAGTTCCGGCCGTGGGTGAGGTATTTCCGCGGTGTGAACTCGCCGTCCACGCGGACCCGCCGGTCGTTGCGGAATCGCTCGGCCATGATCCGCTGAAACGCGAACGTCAGCGTTTCGTCGTGGTTTCCGTTGACGATCAGCGTGTCCACCGGGGCCACGCCTGCCGCGGCGTCCACGAGGGCGACCATCGAATCGGTGCCGTCGTTGAGCATCTTGGGGAGCCGGCCGTCCCGCTCCAGCGGCGTGCCCTTGGTCGTGGTGCCAGCCGGCGAGTCGTAGTGGTAGACGTCGCCGAGCGTGGCCACTGTCAGCCGGCCAGGCTTGTACCGTGCCGCCACGTCGAGCAGTTCCGCCGACGCCTCGCGGACCATGCGGGCGGCGATGTCCAGGTCGTAGTCGGCCCCGGCCGTCCGCCGCCAGGAGTATTTGCCGAAGTGCGGGTCGGCCACGACGAGCACCGCCCACCGGTCGCTCGTCTTCACGGGCCTGGCCCGCGGCACGATCGGCTTGCGTATGCCACCCTTCGCCGCCTCGATCATCGCCTCGACGCACTCGCGGACGGTCGGCCCCGGCTTCGGCTTCAGCCGGACGAACACACGAAACAGTTCCGTGACGATCGGCTGGCCGGTGCCGCGGTCGACGCTGGCGCTTTCCCACTTCGTCGCCTCGGACGCCGCCACCTCGTAGCGGGTCATGTCGGCCTGGATGTGGTTCAGCAAGTCCTCGACCGTCCGGATCGTCCGGCTGGTCGAGCGAGCCTCCATCGTGTCGCCGTCGGCGCGTGTCTTGACCTGCACCTGCTCCGCGTCGGCGGCCGGCGCTGGGTCAGGCAGCGTTTCGAGCACGCGGGCGGTCAGTCTTTTCTTGCCAGCCATTCGCGTAGTCCGTCGTGGCCGCACACCGGGATGCCTTCCTCGTCGCACCGTGCCTTCAGCGTTTTGGCGAGCGTGTTGCCGGCCACACGTAAGGCCCCGGACTGAAACAGCCGCCGCA